CTAAACGCCAAGCCTTGATGGGTGGCAAGGTTCTTTCTGCAAAATTGACGGCAAACAGCGGCCCATTAGGGAATGCTATTGACCGAGCTGTGCAGAAAAAGCTTGACAAAACACTCGCTAGGGGGCGAGGTGCTCTAGCGTATGGGAGGGGGGCTTTGGCGTATGGTCGGGGGGATTACACCTCATCATACGACGGGCCCCAATTCAACTCCCTGTTCACCAATCACGGTGACCGCAGACACTTCGTTTCGAAAGTGAATGATGAAACCGGACGGATAGTAATGTCCAAACGGGAGTATGTCACACGAGTAGTATCACCACCAACACCTGGAGACTTTAGTAATGGATCATATAGTATAAACCCCGGCTTATCTGGGGTTTTTCCATTCATGTCACAGATCGCGGCTAACTACGACGAGTACGAGTTCAAGCACCTTGTCTTTCATTACAAGCCAACTATATCTAGGGCGTCACAGAGTGGTGCAATGGGATCGATCTTACTCGCCTGCAATTATAATGCAGGTGCACCAAAGTTCGACGATTATCGTGAGATGATCGAGTACATGGGCGCCATGGAGTGCAGGATCTGCGACGAAGCCGTTTTTGGGGTTGAATGTGACCCTTCAAAACGCGCAGGTAAGGCTACGGAGTATGTCAGAACCGGGATGGTCCCGGTTGGCGAGGATATTAAGACTTATGACCTAGGTCTTTTTCAAATCGCCACTGCCGACATCTCCGCGTCTGATTACCCAGCAGGTACACTCCTTGGTCATCTCTTCGTTGAGTATGAGATAGTCCTTGGAAAACCCAAGTTGTTTACCGCCCTAGGCAAAACTATTCTAATGGACAAGTTCAGATCTAACTCTGGTCTGAGCATGGCCGTGCCACTTGGTGTGGTAATAGCTAGCGACCATAACACACTCGGGTGTGTATTGGATTCAGCGCAAGACAGGATCATTTTCCCTGATAACTTCCAGGGGACGGTTCTCGTCAAATATTACGCCGAAGGCGCAGGAATTGATTTAACCCAATTCGCTGTTCCTACCGGTGCTAATATTGTTGCGCAGTTTTCGATGAATTATGGTGGCACATCGGACGATGAGACGACAGTCACTGCGGCAGCGCAGGCTGTATGCCTCATGCAGTTCAAGGTTTTACCATCTTCTACGCAAAATGGTAATTACCTAACGGTAGCGGCGGCAGCTGCAACCTCGATTACGGGGATGTCGCTGACGGTCTGCCAAATAAACCCAGGCTTCGCCGAATTCTAGGCGGGATGGTATGACTATAAGAGTGAGTCATTGTATATACATAGCACCTATTAATAACACACACATTCAAATCATTACACATTCAAATCATTAATAACATATATATATAACATTTATTAATAATAATATAATATAATCAGTAGATAGTACGAGGCACAGTCTCGAGAGCTGAACACTCTCAGATCGGACTGAATGACGCATGACTACGAACGGCTTTTAGGACTCGGGTTCTCACCCGAGCAGTTGATGACCTATTCACCGGCATCACATCCCAAGATAAGGTACTCGGCGAGGCATGTTTAATTCATCCGGTATAAGCGGTGTGTAGAGGATACACCATCACTCGTAAATTATAGTGGTATTGGTTCCTGCGCTACGAGTAAAACCCAATCTTCGGTCAAAGATGGGTGATGGAGAGGTCACTACGCATTCGTGTAGACTAGGGTAGTAGTAGTAGTTCTTCGACATGGCGATGTACGCTGACTTGGTGGGAAAGACACCATGACGAGTGGAAAGACACATGACAGCTTGGAATAGACTTGCTATTGGTAACAGAGAATTTGTTGCATATGAATGTCTTTCGCGTATCCCCGGCAGCCCGGGCAAGAAACCAGAAGGACGACGACCACACACAGAAGAACAATGTATATAAGACTAATAATGATATTGATGATAATAATGACACGCTCGTGGGTGGCGACCATCACGACAACGATACCACCGGATGGCCAAGCACAAGTGAAGCTTGGGAGTACGATGTTGTTGATGAGGTAGCACAAAACAAAGCATCCAAACATGAAAACTACAGGGCATGTTTGGGCACACCCCATCGTGGCGATAACAATAACCATAACGTTAAAACCCGCACGAAACGCTCGAAGGTCAAACGTTGTCCGTTGTGTAATAGCGGGGCTTTTTGTATGTTGGGGGACAACTTGCTACATTGTTATAGGTGTGGCGAGATGTCTGACCTGAACGGAAGCCACGGGTCTTACACTAACACGGACGATCACGGGAAAAAGAGGGCGCAAAAACACGTAGACGCACGCAAAGCACGCAAACTAAAGGATAGGGTCGCTGATGTTGAATTGGTCAGCTTCGAAGTATACAATAGGTACAGCATCGAAGCGGTCAAAAAGGACGATCCAACACTATATGCGGTTGCTACGTCAATTTTGGATGAGGTTATGAAAGCCGTTAGGAATGGCAAACAAAGTTTACCCGACCAAAATTGTCTTTCGCAAGCTAGACAGATCATCGCTACTAGTGTTGATTCTGATAGCGAGCATGAAAGCGTTGTTGATACGATTAATGACCAAGCGGTTGGTCACGACGTGCGGGAGTTGGAAATGGTGGACATGAAGAACACGTTTGCTGCGTTGTCAGATGATGACGAAGACATTGCAGACAATGTTCAAGGATGCGCTTTAGACGAGCTGTCACACGATGGTGAGGAGAAGGCGTCGACTGTCTACGATTCTGACGACGACGGTGGAGACGGTGTCTGGGAGTATAAGCCCGGAATGGGTTTGATCCAATTCGGTAACTTCCGACCTGTTGACATCAATAGTGGTAAGCCACTAAACTACGTTGGGGAGTTGAAAGAGACACCAGAGGTAAACTCGACATGTTCACTCTCCGACTTAGACTACGCTGAGCCGAAAACGCCAGTTCAGCGTAATAACCTCAAGGATCATCTCCCAGAGAAAGGGATCGATGACCAAAACGTCAAAGCAAAACTTGATGTCGCAAGTGATGCTAAGACGGAAAAACCCAAAGACAGTGTCGCGCCGGTCGGCACGGTTGATGGGAAGAAACCCCTTGATGGTAAAGGGGCAGAGGTTGGGGTGAAAGGGGATAAACCCAAGGTGGTTAAACTTGGGAATATGCCGGTCATTAAAGGTACGCCGAAGACCAAAACTTTCAGACACTTTGTTTTGAAGGATGGCCTAGCCAACGCTGACGAATTACGAAAACAACCGAAAAAGAAGGAATTTTCAGTTGTTGCCCTGAATGGGAACACCAATTATGTCATGTATGACAAAAAGGTGTACGTGAGACGCGGCAGAAATGCGTACTATGACAACGATACGGGTGAAGAATTGCCAAACTGCGTTGAAGTCAGGAGTGAGGACCAGATTACAACGCACGGTACGGCGAAAAAGCACTGGGTAGTTAGGGACGAGCTAACGAAGAAGTGCTATGCTGAAGCCCGTTTTGTGTTACGAAGGGAGGTGATTGACTCAAGGGGTCGCATCTGGTTTAAAGCTGTGAGAGACACGCTTGAGGCCATTGGCGACCTAACAGCGTTTAACCATGGTTTGTTTTACCAACATGCCACGCGCAAAGGGGAGTTGGAAGTGGACTCTGTAATACTCGACGATTTGTTCTACAAATCTGGAGCCGCTTTTACCGAACCAAACAGCGCTGCGCTGATGAGGCAAGTAAGTCTTAAGTATGGCTGTATCCCAGTCAAGGTTAGGGTGGATACGATTGTTTATTTCAACATTCAGCGAGCTAAGGTGCAACGTCAGCTGAATTCAAACAACCGCGCTCTTTCTGACTATGTTGGTGGCGTAAGTCGTCTGGTCGAACCGTTAGGCCAGCGCAGCACGCTACGGGATGAAAAGTCCGGAGCCTTTACTGGCACTGAGGGTTCGTTGCGCATCACGGATGAGGACGAATCAAAACACTTTTTCAGTCAGAAAAAGACGTGCGCATGGAGGGAGTTGTACTCCAAATGCGACCCATCTTACAAAAACGTTGAGAATGTCAACGGGACCTATTATCGCTATTGCTACACGGTTGGCGACGATGATCAGGAAAAAGCCCACAACAAGGCGAAAGGTAGGGGTGCCTATCTCACTGACCACGGTGTCGAGTTCGACACGCATGAACACAAAGCAAAAGGGTATTCGACGATGGGTACTCACTTCGCTAACATGTCCGTGGTTATAAATCACCTTGATCCCGAAGAATTCACAATGGCCACCCAGAGGGCAACGTCGGATAAGGAAAAGTCTGCTGAGCTCATGCAAAGGTCGATAAACATCGGCACTTTTATTCACACCGCGGTGAAGAGACACATGATCAATGCAAAGACATCCAGAGAAGACCTTGCAAAATGGGAGGATGAGCTTGTTTACGCCATTAAACAAGCAGACCCACATTACACCGGTGGTGTGGGACACCGCCAGTATCTGGAAGACAGATGCGGGCACCGCATTGAAGGCCCTGAAGACCTCACAGACAAAGAAGTTGATTTTGCTGTGCTACGAGCACACATGCACTTTGTACGGGCCCAAAATGATAACGAGCGCGCAGGCGACATGATTATCGATCCACACGCAAGTCTGGAGAAGTACGTCCGGGAAATAGGACAGAAGGTTCCCGAACGCACCAGGATAATCGCTGATTCTAGGAATATGACGTCCGATGATCAGTTGTGGCTAAACGCGCAACAAAAACCACACGAACTCCAGAAGGTTAAGAACGGTAAGACCAAACACGCTAGACTCGTGATATCGAAAACGGGTCAAGGATGGGTAGATGCCCAACCTGAAATACCATACGGCGTCAAGAAAAACCTTGAAAAACCCATGGAGATTAGGCAACGGGGGAGAAAAGTGGTAATTCTGTTCGATGCTACCGAGTACGAATGTGAGTTACCAAATGACACTAAGATTAAGCCGATGAGGTATCAATCAGTGTTGACTAAAACTTCTCCGGATGACATCGCTTCAATTCTTGAGGAGATGCGCGAGTTTGTAGCACCATTGGAAGGCGCAACGGCGTTTATAAACCATGGCGACGACATGCTGGTGTGTCAGAACAGGGGTGGAGTGATATCGTGGGTCGAGGGGGACATCGCCGACAACGACACGGCGCATGCGGACATCGAGTTCCGCACCGCATATCTCCTCGACAGGTTTAGGGGTGAGGCGAACATTGCTATGTATGCTCAGACGGCATACCCGACGTTATTCAGAAACCCTCTAGAGAGGTCACAGAAAGTGATGCTCAGAGCTAGGTGGGGGATGAGACTCATCTCTGGCAGTATCATCACGACGATGAAAAATTGTCAGAAGTCTGAAGACGCAGGTGTGGCCTACGCAATGTTCAACGAACCATTCCCGGTTAGTAGCGCGCGTGTTGGTTTGAATGTCACTTACAAAGTCGGTGAAATCACTGATGTG